TTCCTCCGCCCAAACTTAGGTAGGGGTGATTGTTGAACTGGTATCTACTCTAATCCAAATCCATTTTTTCAAAAAATATAAAAAATTTTTTTTTATTTTTTTTAGCTATAAATTCACTCTTTAAAAAAGTACTTAAAAATAAATTTGCATATTAAATATATACTTTTTACTTTTGCTCCCAGTTCACAATTAACTATTGTACCAGAGGTTAAAGATAAGAGTAATTAACTTATAATACCTTTTAGAAGTTGGATAGTATGAGTATGGTGAGTTGCCAAATAACTATTGGCCCTGTCATCCAGAAAAGAGGTTTCTCCAATAGAACTAAAAAGAAAATTTCTGATGTTTAAGAAGATCTAATTAGCTACAAAAGTAGTCCGAAGAAGTTACCGGGGATCTGAGGTAAGTGGAAGTATTCTATAGACGGCTTAAATAAAGGAGATTTTTGAATTATTAAAATTTCAAAGGGCTAATTGTGCCTAATTCAAAATAAATTTGGTTTATAATTTTATTTGTTACAGATTTGTACTAACAATTAGAGTTATAAATGACAATTAATATACAAACAGAAAAAGCTAAGATTTATATACATTATTTAAATGTAGTTAATTACTCTTTACCTAAATCTTTAACTGGTAATGAAATTAAAGTATTAGCTACTATGATGTATATAAGGAATATTTACTCACATGTTAAAGATGTTAATAAGTTAATATTCTTAACTTCTACTAAGAAAAGGATTCAACAATCTTTAAAGTTAAGTGTACCTGTATTTAATAATACTCTTTCTTCTCTCAGAAAAAAGAAGATTTTTATTAGTAAGGATAAATTGTTATTAAAAGAGCCGGTAGTAAATAATGAAATTAATATAAATTTTAAAATAAAAATAAAATGAATACAGTAAATTTTGGAACTGCTTTAGAAGCTTTAAAACAAGGAAAAAAAATTGCAAGATTAGGTTGGAATGGAGCTAATATGTTTGCTATCTATTCTCCTGGATCAAATAAACCTTTAAAAAATGAAGATTGGTTTTCTCCAGCTATGAGAGAATATACTAAAGATGGTAAAGAGTTAAATGTTAGACCTTCATTGTTATTAAAAACAGCTCAAGAGGATGTGGCTTATTGGGCCCCTAGTGGATCTGATTGTTTAGCTGAAGATTGGGTTATTTTAGACTAATATGAACAGTAAATACGAAGATAAAATACTTACTGAAATTGCTAAAGAGATGAGTTTAAAACCTGAAGTTATTAATTCTGTTATTAAAACTACAAACAGATTTTTAATAAAAGAAATAGGTGAAGGATCTATAGATGAAATAGATAAATTACAAACAATCTGTTTACCTGTGTTAGGTAAATTTATTCCTAAAAAAAATTTAAAAAAATGGAGCCAGAAATAGAAATAATTTTAAATACTATAGTATTTAAAGAAGAGAAGAAAATTATTCAACCTAGTATTGTAAAATTATATCCTACTCACGGTGAATTTTACTTAAATTTTGATTATAGCCATTCATTTAAAATTAGTACTGGAGATGATTTAATGGATAAACTTAAACCTCAATATGAAACTAGTGCTAAAAAGATTATTGAAACTTTATATATAGAAAAAGATAGTATTACTTTGTTTACAGCTTCTGAAGAAGTATCACCTGATGGTACTATAGCTTTATTAACTATAGAAAGTGAATGTACTCAAATTAATTTATTAGTTAGTACTTACAACGAAGCTTTAGAAATTATTAATTTATTTAGAAAGTGGAAATATGGACATTAATTTAAAGGAAATAGCTACTGGTTGGTTTAACTTAGTTACTGGTAAAGAAAGAGAAACTGCAGAATTAAAGTTAAAAACTTGTTTTGAATGTAATTATAACTCAACTCCTAAAAAGATGAAAGTTACTAGTTACTGCCTTTTGTGTAGTTGTCCTTTAAAAGCTAAAACAAGAAACCCAGATAGTAAATGTCCAGCAAACAAATGGTAAATTTTTTTAAGAGTTGGTTTAGTAAAACAGAAAGAAGTTTATATACTTTAATATTAGCCACTATAATAGTGTATAAAATAGATGATCATTATCATAATTTATTTACAAATACAATGTGTATGATATTCTTAATTATTTGGGCTAGTTTATTCAGTTTTCAAATGTATAATGTAATTAAAAATAGATAATATGACAAATTTAATCCCTTTTACACCATTTAATAATGGTATTATTATTGAAAGTCCTAAAATAGAAGATGAGAAAGTACTATCTTCTGGTATAGCTTTACCTGATGGTATGAAAGCTTCAGACTTTGAACAAAAAGAATTTAAAGGCTACAAAGTTTTAGCTGTAGGTCCAAATTGTACACAAATTAAAGTAGGAGATGTAGTTATGTTTAACTCAAATGCTACTCCTGATGGATTTATGTATAATAAAGTATTATATGCTGTATTTAGAGAACATCATGTAGTAGTAATTAATAACAGTGTAGAAGAACTAGCTTAATGAAATTATTTGAGTTAGTTAATCAACAACCTATTATAACAACAGAAGCTTTACTGATTCCTGTATTTAAAAAAATATGGGATTCAGATAAGTCTAAAGATAAAGGTTTGGCTATTAAAGAATTAGCTTATGTGTATTTATCTACAGATTACAAAAGTGTTTATGCTGCTTTCCCTCAAGATATTAAAATAGTTACTATTATTAAAGATTTATTTGGAGGTAAATATACTCCTAGTAAAGATGTAGTAGAAGCTATTAAAAAATATGAGGAATTACAAGATACTTTTAACATGAGGTTTTTAAAATCAGCTAAATCTGCTGCTGAAAAAACTATGGGTTATTTTGATAGTATAGATTATGAAGAAAGAGACGCTAAAGGAAATTTAGTTTATAAAGTAAAAGAAGTAACTAGTGCATTAAAAGATTGTGCTGGTATTATAGAAACTTTAGATAAGCTAATTGAAAAAGTAAGTAAGGAACAAAAACTAAAAGAATCTAGAACTAGAGGTGGAGGAGAAGGATCTTGGTTTGAAAATACATAATAAATGAATATAATAGATATTAATGAATGGACAGCTGCTAGACAACACTTTGATGAATATAAAGTGTACACCAAGTTATTGCCTGGAACTTCTCAATGGATAAAATTTTGGGAAGAAGAAAGAAAAAGATGTTTATTTGGGTATCATACAGGTAGAGATTTTATACCTGGATATTTTTATGATTATTTAAACTATTCTCCAATCATGAAATCAGAGGAAGTTAAATCAGACCCTAGTGGATTAATATTACCACCAACTGATATTGTTATTACAGGTAATGTACAAGCTGAAAGGATTGAAGGATTTCCTAATTTTTGGGATGGAGATTATGATTGGTTTCATTATTTAGATGAGTCTGAAAAAATGGCTGAACATGCTTTCTTAGGTGGAAGTCGTGGTAAAGGTAAATCATTTAAAGCTGGTAGTATGCTATGCAGAAACTACTTTCATATAGAAAAATCTAAATCATTTGCTTTTGCTTATTCTCTAGAATTCTTAACAGGTGATGGTATTATAACTAAAGCCTGGGATATTATGGACTTCAGGGATACATATACTCCTTGGGGTAAAAGAAGACATTTTAAAAATACAGATTTACATAGAAGATCTTCATATCAAGAAATAGATTCAGAAGGTTTAAAGATTGAAAAAGGTTGGAAGTCTGAAATCATTGGAGTTACTGTAGGTGATGATATTGATAAATTAAGGGGTAAACGTGGTAAGTTAATTATCTTGGAAGAAGCCGGTAACTTTAGAAAACTAGGTACTGGTTGGAATATTCTTAGACCTAGTATGGAAGACGGTAAAAGAACTTTTGGTTTAATTTTAGGTATAGGAACTGGAGGTACAACAGGAGCAGCAAGTGCTGGTTTTGAGGAACTATTTAGAAATCCTAAAGCTTATAGAATTCATGCAGTAAATAATAAATGGGAAGCTGGTAGAGAGAATACAGTTTGTAGTTATTTTTGGAGTGCAGCAGTTAATTATTCAGGAGCCTATGATGAAGCTACAGGTGAAAGTCATATAGAAACAGCTACTAATGTAATTATGGAAGATAGAAAACTAGTAGCAACAGGTTCTGACCCACATGCACTAGTTAGAAGAAAAGCTGAATTACCTTTAAATCCATCAGAAATGTTGATGAGAATTACTGGTACTCAATTTCCTGTTGGATTACTAAAAGAACAAGAAGCTGAAATATTTACTAAAGCACATATATATGCTGATGCTGATTATATTTGTAAATTTGAGTTAAATAGAGAAACCCAAAAGTTTGAATTTAAATTAGATTTTGACAGTACACCTATATTAAAGTTTCCTCATTCAGATAACAAAAATATGCCAGGTGCTATAGTTATGTATAAAAAAAGGATTACAGATGAACCTCCTTTTGGTAGATATGTAGCTGGTATAGATAGTTATGACTTTGATGAAAGTACAACTACCTCATTAGGATCTTGCTATGTAGCAGATTCATTTACTGGTGAAATAGTAGCTGAATATACAGGTAGACCAGAAGCTAAAGAGTTTTATGAAAATTGCAGAAGACTATTACTATACTATAATGCACAAGTAAATATTGAAAATAGTAATAAAGGTATCTTTGATTATTTTGACAGCAAGAACTGTGGATACTTAATCTGTGAAGAACTAAATATTGTAAGAGAAGCTACTCAAGATAACGGTAAAAAAACTGGACATAGAAGAAGAGGATTTACACCTAGTCAACCTTTAAATGCTTATGCTAGAGGATTAGTAGCTCAATGGTTAAAAGAATCTACTAATGATGAAGAAAAGCCAGAAGAATTAAGAGTACACACATTTAGATGTTTACCTGCAATTCAAGAGATGATTTTATGGAACATGGATGGTAACTTTGATAGGGTATCTGCTTTAGGTGCTTTAATGTTATTATATTATGACCGTACTAAATATCCAGTTGAAGAAAGATTTAAAGAAGATCCTATTGATGAGTTTTTTACTAGACATTTTAATGTAAATAGCTATTTAGAAATCAGAAATAATTCTGGAGAATCAAACCCCTTAATTAATTTTTAAATAAATTTGTAAGTTAATACCATAAATATATGAATTTTACAGCGAGCTTAAAACCAATGCCTAAACAAAAATTACCTGATTCTCAGAAAACTGAAGAATGGGCTAAAAATTGTATAGATTCTGCAGAAGGTTTAGTACTAATGTATAATGATAACATTAGAATGAACAGGTTAAATAAAGAAACTAATTATAACCTTGTTAATGGTGTTCTTAATGTTAATGATATAGAAAAAATACAAAATCCTAATACAATCAGAAATGCTACCTTTCCAGCAACTCCTAAAAATTATCCATTAGTAAATGCTTACTTAAAGTCTTTACTTGGAGAAGAGTTAAAAAGAAAGTTAGATTATCATGTGGCAGTTGTTAACCCAGATGCAATATCATCTAAACAACAACAAAAACTAGAAATTATAAAAGCTCAAGTTGAAGAAGCATTTACTCAATCTCTACAGGCTACACCTGAACAGATGGAAGATCCTCAATTTCAGCAACAAATGCAAAAACAACTTCAAGATAAACTTGACAGTCTTTTAGAATTTAGAGAAACAAGAGAGTTAGCAGCTACTTATATCCTTGAATATTTTACTAGAAAATTAGAATTAAGAGAGATGTTTGCTAAAGGTTTTGAAGATGCATTAATTTCTGGTGAAGAAATTTACTGTGTTGATGAATTTAATGGAGAGCCTACAGTAAGAAGATGTAATCCATTAATGACTTACTTTTTAACTAATCCACATTCTAATAGGATTGAAGATTCAGATGTAGTAGTAGAAGAACAGTATATACCATTATCTGAAGTAGTAGATAGATACCACACAGAGTTATTACCTAAAGATATTGATTACTTAGAAACTAGAAGTGGGTATAACTCATCTACTGGTCAACAGTTAATTAATTATAGTCCGCCAGTAACTTATTTAGATTACACAGATACAAACTTAACAAGTAACTTAAATACCTCACTTAACAGAGGTTGGGATAGTAATAACAATATCCGTGTTATGAGGATTGTATGGATGTCTAAAAGAAAGATTAATGTCCTTTACTACATAGATGAGAATGGTGATCAACAAAAGACTTATGTAGATGAAACATACAAAGCAGATAAAACTAAAGGTGAATATTTGGAGCCTTTATGGATTAATGAATGGTGGGAAGGTACAAAAATTGCTAATGCTATTTATGTAAAAATTAAACCTAGAAGTATCCAATTTACAGAGATGAATAATCCTTCTATTTGCCAAAGTGGTTATGTAGGATCTGTTTATAATACTAACTCTAGTAGAGTACAATCATTTGTTGATATAGTAAAACCTTATCAATATTTGTTTATTTTACTAATGTATAGAACTGAATTAGGCTTTCTAAAAAGTCATGGTAAAATTGGAGTAGTAGATAAAGCTCTTATACCAGATGGTATGGATGTTGATAAATGGATGTATTATGCAACTATGACAGGTTGGGCTGTACAAGATTCATTTAAAGAAGGTAAAAAAGGAGCAGCTACCGGTAAACTAGCAGGTAATTTATCAGGACAAGCTAGAGAGATGGATTTAGAACAAGGTAGATATATTGAACAACATATATCTATGATGCAATATATTGAAAGTCAAGTAGATAAAGTAACTGGTATAACTCCTCAAAGAAGGGGTCAAATAGCAGCAGATGCTGGATTAGGAACTACACAAGAAGCTCAAGCAGCTTCAGCTACTATTACTGAATGGTATTTTAAAGCTCATGATTCTATTAAACTTAGAGTATTAAAAGCTTTATTAGAAACTAGTAAATATTGTTTAAAAACTGGTAATACTGTATTTCAGTATTTTATGGATGATATGTCTATGAATATTTTTAGTGTAGAACCTGAAGAATTTGTAGAAGCTGATTATGGTATTATGATCAGTGATGGTACTAATGATATAGAAACTTTAGCAAGTTTAAAACGTGCTATGGAGATGGCTATACAAACTGGTAAAACAGATGTTAATCAATTATTGACTATTACTTCTAATGCTAGTATGAGCTCTATTAGACATAAGTTAAAACAAGAAACTAGAAAAGGTCAAGAGGCTGCTCAACAACAATTTGAAGCTGAACAACAAGCTAAACAAAAAGAGATTGAAGCTAAAATGCAAATAGAGCAATCTAAATTAGATCTTGAATATGAGAAGTTAAATAGAGAAGATATTAATAAACAGTTAGATAGAGAGAATAAAATTGAACTTGAAACTCTTAGAGCTTATGCTATAGATGAAGGTACTAATATACCTGAAATAGATAATACAGCAGAACTGGCTTTAAAACAATCTGACATTAATCTTAAACGAATGACAGAAGCTAATAAAATAGCTTTACAAGATAGACATAAAATAATGGATAAAATGTTGAAAGAAAAAGAGTTATCTATGAAAAAAGAAATAGAAGATAAAAAGATCAGAGCTATCGAGGTACAAAATCATTCTCAAGAGTTAATGCAAAATAAACAAATAGCATTAGAAGAGAAAAAATTAAAAGCACAAGAAAAAATTGAACGTATTAAATTAAGAGCTAAACCTAAGAAATAATGCAAATACCTAAAAGTTTTAATTTATTTGGACAAGTTATTACAGTAGAATATAGAAAGTCTATGTTTAAAACACATAAAGCATGTGGATTATGGATAGCAACAGAGAATAAAATACTTTTACAAGAAAGTACTAAATATTATCCTACTACTCAATTGCAAATAGAACAAACTTTTATACATGAAGCTATACACGCATGTTTAGAGCTACTTGGATATACTGATTTAAATGCAGATGAAAAACTTGTAGATAATTTAGCAGCGTTATTGCACCAAATGTTAAGTACTCAAAAATACTGAATTAGCTATTTAGAAATTTAAAAAATAAATATAAACCCTTGCAAATGTCAAAACATACATGGACATTTGTATAACATTTAAAATTATGTTGGACAATACAGAGATTAATGTAGATGATTTTACAAAGGCTTTTAGTGAGCTTGAAGTTGATAACTTAGAAGAAGTTCCAATTTTAGAAACAGCTAAAGAAGAAGAAGAAGAGCCTGAGAATAAAGCAGATACTAAAGAGACGGTTACAACAAAAGAAGATGACAATCAGGTAAGTACAACAACTACTGATGCAGAACCCACAATTTATAGTGGTATTATAAATCTAGTAAAAGAAGAAGCTGGATTATTTAGTTCTTTGGAAGCTGATAAAATTACAGATGCTACTCAATTAGTAGAAGCTATTAGATCAGAAATTGTAGAAGGTGTAGAAGATTATAAAAATTCTTTACCTGATGCTGTAAGAAGTCTTATACAAAACTACGAAGATGGAGTTCCATTAAGAGATTTAATTGAACTACAATCTAATGAAACTGAATTAGATTCTATTACAGAAGATGATTTAGAAGATAAAGATCTTCAAAAAAGAGTTTATGCTCAATATTTAAGGTCTACAACTAAGTTTACTGACGCTAAAATTGAGAAAGAAATAAACAAACTAGATGATCTAGATGAGCTAGGAGAAGAAGCTAAAAATGCTTTAGAAGAGTTAAAAGAATTAACTAAAGCAGATAGAGAAGCTTATATAGCTGAGTCTAAAGCTGCTAGAGAAGCAGAAGAAAAATCTAGACAAGAACAAATTCAAAATCTTAAAAAAGATATTGATAGTACTCAAGAGATTATACCAGGTGTTAAGTTAAATCAAAAAGAGCAAAGTGAGTTATTTAAATTAATGACTACTCCAATTGGTTTTACTAGAGATGGTTCACCGGTTTCTAAAGTACAAGAAGTAAGAGCTAAAGACCCAGTTAACTTTGAAAAAACTTTGAATTATTTAGTAATGAAAGGTGTATTTGAAAAAAACTATGATCTTTTTAAAGCAGTAGAAGCTAAAGGTAAAACTAAAGCAATCTCTGAATTTGAAAAAACAGCTAGAAGAGCTGTAGAGGCTAGACAAAATGGATTACCAGCTAAAGCAGGAGCTTCTGGATTATCTAAAGATATATTAAACGCATTATAAACTTTAAAACAATTAATTAATAAAACATGTCAAAAATTTCAAATTTACAAATTAGGGACGCCCAAAGTTTTGGTGGCTTGGTAACTGAAAATAACTTAGGTTATTTAGGTATGATCCAACCTCAAAAAGCGAGCAATTTAATTTCCCAACTATTTACCATGACTCATGGTATGGATTTGGATACTTATCTAAATCAATTTCCAGCTTTGTATCTAGATGATGATACCCCATTTCAATGGAAACTTCAAGGTGCTTCTGAAAAGAATGTTCCTTTAATTGAAGCTCGTTTAACAGCTACAGGATCTGCTGTATCAGCAACTGATAAAGTAGGTGTAGGAGTTTCACGTTTTTACTTGGTATTCCCAGAGCAATATTTTTATGACACTGAATTAATCGTTGGTGAAAAAAATGAATTGTATCCTATTCAAATTAAATCTGATCCAGTTTCTGATGGAACTAATTGGGTTTATGAGTGTGAACTTTTAACAGGTGATACTGCATTATTTATCCCATTTGAAGAAATTCAAGCTGGTAAGCGTTTCTCTAAAGAATGGAGTCCAGTAGCTCGTACAATGTCAAACAAAGGTGGAGGTATGAATTATGTAACTCCAATGACAATGCAAAATTCATTTACTTATATGAGATTGGAAGATACTCGTCCAGGTAACATGATTGATAAGCCATTGGCATTTGACTTTATGGGTACAGATGGTAAAACATATACTACTTGGATGCAATATGCTGATTTTGAGATGGAAGCTCGTTTCCGTCAAATGAAAAACAGATATTATATGTTTGCTACTCCAAACAAGACAGAGCAAAATACTTATCTTAATAAAGATACTTCAGGATTTACAATTGAACAAGGAGCTGGTATCCGTTCTCAAATGAATCCTTCTAATATTGAGTACTTTAACAAACTTGATATTGACTGGTTAACTTACACATTGTTAGGTCTATCAGTAAACAAATTACCAATGGACAAACGTAAGTTTATCTTGAGAACTGGTGAATATGGTATGGTTGAGTTTTCTAAAGCTCTTGAAAACAAAGCTTATGGTTATGTAAGAGTTGTTCCTTCAGGTTCAAATGATCAAGCTATTTCTAGAGTTGTAGATAACAACCGTATTTCAATCTCTGGTAACAAGCTTACTTTCAAAGGTCAGTTCTTAGAATACATTGGTCCAAATGGTATTGAGATTACAGTTATGCACGAACCTCTTTATGATAATGTAGTTCGTAATAAAGTATTACATCCAAATGGTGGTCCTGCTGAGTCTTACAGATATGACATCTTAGACGTAGGTACTTCTAATGGTGAGCCTAATATCCGTAAGGTATTTAAGAAAGGTATGGAAGATATTACCAGATTTATCCCTGGTTTGCGTGATCCTTATCAATTAGGTAATAAAGCTCCTCAATATGCAGCTAATTCAGTTGATGCTTATGCTGTACATAGAATGAGTATTTGTGGTGTTATGATCAAAAATCCTACATCATGTTTACAACTTATTCCAAATATTTTGGCGTAATAAAATAAAGTTATATATTTGTACCTAGATTAATTTCTAGGTACAAATTATACAAATAATAAAAATATGAGTTATTCAAATTTAAGAACTAAAAAAATTTCAGTAGTACCAATCAAACGTGAGGGAGGTTGGTTAAAAGGAAATCATGATGGTGCTTTTATGTTTACAGGAGCTCATGCTAATATTGTAACTCCATTTAAATTAGGTGGAAATATGATTTTAGTTGATCCTTTAGAAGAATTAAATCCATCAGAAAAAGAGTCGTTAGCAAAAGAGCTTTCAGTAAAAATGGAAGACTTGAATGTAAATAATAAAGAATCAAATATTTTTTATAAGCATAGAGTAAATCTTGATAAAGGAGTTAAAATTTTAAACTTACAAAATCCTTGGGAATTTATTGATTATTGTGTTTTAAAATCCAATAAAAAAATAATTGCTCCAAATGATAGATTGAAATTTGATTTACCAACCTATCGTTGGGCGTTAGTAGATAATGAAGAAGTAGTTCAAGAAAAAGCTAAAACTACAGCAACTAGAATGGAAGCTATTATTAAATTAGCTGATTATAAAGGATCTGTAGATAAGTTAACTGGATTATTAACTGTATCAGGTATGGTAGTACCAACTAATGCATCTCCAGATTGGTTGTTTGCTGAAGCTTATAAATTAGCTGAAAATAACCCGACTAAGTTTTTAGAATTAGCAACTGATTCAGATTTTGATATTAAACTAATTATCAATAAAGCTATTGATAAAAAAGTGATTGTTAAAGTAGGTAAAGAGTACGGTATTGAAGGTGGTAAAACTATTGGAAATAAAGAAGAACTAGTTACTTATTTATCATCACCAGAAAATACAAAAGAGTTAGCTTTTATTAAAGCAAAAATATAAACTATGACAAAAACAATTAATTCTCTTTCTGGTATTTATAAAATTTTAAATAAAGAGAATAATTATATTTATATAGGGAGTTCTAAAAATATGTCTAGAAGATGGTCTATACATACTAGAGAACTTAAAAAAAATCTACATAAAAATAATTATCTTCAGAAAGCTTTTAATAAGTACGGGAAAGAGAATTTTATTTTTGAAATAGTTGAAGTAGTAAGCGATTTTAATAATTTAATTATTAGAGAACAATTTTATATAGATATTTTAAAACCAAAATATAATATTAGAAAAATAGCTGAAAGTAATTTAGGATTATCACATTCAAAAGAAACTAAAGAAAAAATATCTAATAAATTAATTGGGAGATGTTTAACCGAAGAACATAAATTAAATGTAAGTATTTCTAAAAAAGATAAACCACAAACTGTTGAAGCTATTATGAATAGACTCTCAGCTAGAGAAGGATACAAACATTCAGAAGAAACTAAGAAAAAAATTGGATTATCTAATAAAGGTAAAAAACATATAAATCGTAAATTATCTGATAGCCATAAAGAAAAATTAAGTTTGGTGCATAAAAATAAAACATTATCTTTGGACACCAGAAAAAAAATTTCTGAAAGTAAAAAAGGTAAACCTTGGACTATAAACAGGATTAATGCTCAAAAAATAAAAACTAATGACTAAACAAGAATTTTTGACACGTTTTTATTTAGAAGCCGACAAAATATCTACATTAAGTGGACCTGGTTATAAACCTTCTGAAATAGAAAAATTTGCAACTATAGCTCAAGAAGCTTTAGTACTAGATAGATATAATCCCTCTAATAAATCTAGAGAAGGATTTGAAGAAACAGAAAAAAGAGTACAAGATTTAGGAGAACTTGTAACTATTAAAAAAATAACTCCTAGCGCAACTAGTTCTTTGAATTTTCCAAATGGTGTTTTTTGTACTTTACCTAATACTCAATTGGTTGATCCTACAGATTTTTCAGATGTATTTTGGCTACCTGTTTTAGAATATGTAATAACAAAATCTTCTGACTCTTGTAAGAATAATCAACGTGTACAAGTAAAAGATATTAAACATGTGGAATTAGAACAATTACTTTTAGATCCTTTTAATAGACCTTCTATTGAATGGGTATTTAGAGTAAGAGTAACTGGATTAAAACATGAATTAATTACTGATGGTACTTTTACTGTTAAAGAATATCATGTAAGATATATTCGTAAACCTATACCAATAGATTTACAAAATAATTTAACAAATCAAGTAAGTGAGTTAAGTGATCATGTACATCAAGAACTACTAGAAAAAACTATCATGATGATTTATAAATCAAATGATGAACAACAAAAATTAGTAAATCAAATACAATTAGAAACAAATTAAATTTTTTTATATTAACAATTAAATCAACAATAAATGACAAATCAAAGAAATGTTAGGAATTTAATCCTAGGAAAAACAGCCTCAGTAGGTACTGGTGTACCAGCTGTGGACACTCAAGTAGAGCCATCTAATATGGCTGATGGTACAGTAGTAATTACTGCTACTAATGGTAAGCGTGTTTCTACACTTTCAGGTGTTTCTGAATTCTGTGTAGTACAAGGTCAAGGTCCTGATAAACCACTTATCAAAAACACAATTAAAGCAGCTAATATTACAAGTATTAGTTCTAAACCATTTGTTGCTGCTAATGAGCAAGTATCTTATATTGGTTCAAATGGAACAAGTGGAAGTTTACCAGCAGGCGGTGTAGATACTACTTACTATGGTGCAGTAGTTCTTCAAGGAGAGTTTTTAACTTTTGGTGCCCGTGAGATGAAGAAAACATTTGATTACAAATGTACAACTTCTGATTCTACAGCTGATGTTGCTGCAGGTTTAGCTTTAAGTATTTATAATGGTGTAGCTAAAATGGCTGATCCTTATTATAAAGTAGAACGTGTAGCTACTACAACTTCTGTAGCTGCTTTTACCGGTACTAGTACAGCTATTAAATTATCAAAAGGTTCTAAAACAGTTGCTTTTGTTACTGCTACTGGAGCAGCTTCAACTGGAACTATTGCTGATGGTGATGTAATTAGTATGCCATCAACTAATGGTAGTTCATTTAGTTTTTCAGCACCTTCAGATACATCTGGAACTTGTACTTTAATTATTGGTAGCACTATTTATAGTATTACAATGGCAACAAGTGCTACAAATAATGGAACTCTTTTAGCTGCTGCTATTAATGCAGGTACTCAAGCAACTGCTACAGGTACTACTACAGTAACAGTTACATTGTTACCAACTATTAAACCTACTACTTTAAGTGTATGGAATGGTAATGGAAGTGGTACTCCAGTAGCAATTGCTGTAACAACTTTAGTAGGAGATTCTACAGCTGTAAAATATAAAGCTGTAGGTGCAGTTTCTGCTGCTGCTAGTTTTACTTTAGATTTACCTTGGACAGGAGAATCTTGTATAGTGTTTGAAGGAACTACTGCAGGATCAGCTGGTGTAGCTACTTTAACTGGTTCAACTCCTTGGGGTCTTAAATTAACAGGACAACCTCGTACTTACAATGATATTACTTTTAGATTTTACAAAATCCGTTTTGCTGTAGAATTATTTAACATGGGATCAACTACTTCAACTTTATCTGTTGCAGCAAGTGAAGGTTCAGGTATGTCAGAAGCAATTCAGTGGATAGAATCTTTCATGGTTGGTAACGAAGGTGCTTACTATGTAATTCAACCAGAGATGCCTTTAGCAAGACGTAAAAACTCTTTAAACTACTTAGGAACATCACAAGGTTGGAATTTAATTACAATCAACTACTATGATGTTACTACTAACAACATCATCGGAGGTCAAAAGATGGAAAAATCTTTAACTATCGCAGGTGCAACTGGTACTAGTACAGCATTTACAGGTTCAGGAGGTGTAATTCCAGTTTTAGAAACATTGACAATTAATGGAACTAATCCAGATTTATTCCCTTCAGGTAGTGCTTGGGTATAATTAATAAATTAACTTTAACTAAAAAGGCTACAGTTTGAAAATAGCTGTGGCCTTTTTTAATATATAAAACAATGGCATTAGCTTTAAATTTTTGTTATAAACCAGCACCTTCTTGTGATTCTATTTTATTTAAAGAAAGCACAGGAGCTTATGATTCTGTTACTAACCCAAATGGTTGGGGAGCTCCTAATACAGAGCTAGAAGATATTGTAGCAGCTGTTTTAATTATTACTAAACCTGATGATACACAGGTTACAATAGATGTTTGGGATACTTTTCCTACTACTAACACTGAATTAATTTGGCAAATTACAGCTGAAGATTTAGGTTACACTACAACAATAGAAGATGGTTTATATACAATAACATATAAACTAACTACTGATACTACTACTTACATTCATGTAACAAAAACATTATTATTTTCATGTACATTAAATTGTCAAATTAAAAAGATTTTAGCTGATTCAGTTAAATTTCAAATGAACTGTGATGATTGTAATAGTGATATAAATGAAAATATTTTAGAAGCTATTAAACTCTCAACTATGTTTAACGGTTTATTATACATGAGTGAATGTGGTACATCAACAATTAAAATTAAAAATGCTTTAGAAAATTTGCAAACTTTAGTATCAGAATATGATGTTGAAAATTGCAATTGTCGATAATTTAAAAAACTAAAAATAATATGTGCATAGATTGCTCAAATACAATAAATACTTTACCTACAGGTAGCTCAGGTTTAGATGGAGATAGTTCATATATTTATGTAGCTACTGCAACTGATTCATCTGGAACTGATTTTGCTTTATATGAAGATGAACCTACTCAATGTTGGAAAGCTATAAAAACTTCTACTACACCAATAAGTCCTATTAATGCTTCTGTTTTTGATGGCTTATGGTTTGATACTTGTGGAACAAATGGAAATAATGGTACAAATGGGACTAACGGTAGAGAAGGTGTAGATGGTACTGTATGGACTACAGATACTGGAAATCCTACTTCTGGCAGTGCTAATAATGGTGATTACTATATTAATGAAACTAATGGTCAAGTTTGGCTATATGATGAAGGATGGATATATCAAGGTTTTAGTTTAAAAGGTGCTAATGGTAACAATGGTGCAAATGGTGCTGATGGTAATATTTGGATAAATGGTTCAGGAGATCCTAGAGGAGAAGTTACTGGTACTACTATTGGAGATTTATATCTTGATAATACTACTGGTGATGTTTATAGTTGGGATGGTTCTCAATGGAATATAGTAACTACTATTATGGGTCCAAAAGGTGATACAGGTGATACTGGAGCTACCGGACCTGCTGGTGATCCTCAAACAATAACATCTGTAGATGATAGTATAACTATTACTGAACCAAGTACAAATACTTATAATCTAAGTGTAAATTATGCTGATAGTTGGAAATATATACCATTTGATGATTCTAATTATCCTTTTGATGGTTCTGACACAGGAACTAATGGTAGATACACTTTAGAACCAGACTGGGCTACAATGACTGGTACTTATACTCTTGGAGCTGATGCTAGAACTTTTTATATGTATGCTTATAACGCAACTGGTGGTTTTACTGCTAGTACAGCAAATTCTGCAAGATTGCAATATAAAAAAAATAAAGATAATACAATTCATGTAAAAGGTATTTTAAGATCAGTTGTAAAAACTAATAATTCAGGAACTTTAAATTTTCAAGCTTTAAGCACAGGAGTTACTGTATCTGGAACTACAACTGAAAATGGTACTCTTCAAGGAACTACAATAGATAATTCATTAATATGGATGTACCCTATGGTAGGTTTAAATTTATCAGATATTACAAAAGCTGGTTTTATACCTTGCACTATATTAATAGATACTGAAACAAGTGCAAGTCTAAATAATTACAATTTAGCTAGTAGTACTAAAGTAGGTCAAGTAGAAGGTCTTTTTTATTTTTCAAAAAACTCTTTAAGATTATACAGTGCTGCAGTCATCAATGGTAGTTCTACAATTTCAGTAACCGGTGGAGGTGGTGGCTCTATAACAATACCAGGTGTTTTAACTGCAAACACTGAATATACAATGACAATTTTTATAAATGGTTTAGCAACTTAAAAACTAAAAAAATGAATATATCAAATCAAGGCTTAACAGTCCTAAATAAAATTTATGCCTCTATTTACAATAAAGGTGTAGCTATAGGTAAACAAACTATTACAGTTTCAGCCCTATCAACTTTAACAATACCTACTACACAAGAAGTTAATTATTGTAAAATATCTATTAGTACAGCTAATATCAGTTATTGGTTAGATGGTTCAACTCCAACTTCTACTGAAGGTTTAGTAGGAGTAGCTGGTACTACTATAGAAATTTACGGTACAACTAACATTGAAAGATTTAAATGTATAGCTGTTTCAGGAACTCCTGTTATCAATATACAATATTTTAATATAGATATTCCTAGACATTATTAAATATGCTACCTTCAGAAATCACATATAAAGATTTACAGGTAAGACTACAAGTACTCGGATGTTGTTTAGCTGATAAAACTGCTTTATATAATGAAGCTTTAGAGTTAGGTAAAAACTGCGAAGATAAATTAGAAAAACTAGCTTATGCTAATTCATTGTTTAAAACAATGATGGAGTATAACACAAGTCTAGTTTTAATACCTGAAATTACAGTAGATAGCGTAGTTATCCAAGAAGAAGTAGTTTATGAATCACAAGCAGATAATAACTGTATATCAATAGAACAAGCTGATATTATATTTCAGTATTTGCAAGATTATTGCCATGATTGTTTTAGAGAATATGGTTATTATGATACAGGCATCTTACCATCAAATGATTCTGGAGGGTGGGTGGGAAGTTCTGGAATCTATGTAGTTTCCAGACAAGTTCAATCTAATTGGACACAAACAGACATTGATGCAGTAGATTATATTAAAAATAAATCTATTAATGGATATATTGAAGAAGGTAATAATATTACAATTACTGGTCAAGGTACTTTAGATGATCCTTATGTTATAACTTCTTCTGGAGGTGGAGGTCCAGCAGATACTGGAGATATTAGATTTCAAGGTTCTTGGATTAAGAATGTAGATACAGGTAGTATTTATATGAGTCCTCAAGATGGTACTACTTGGTTAAATTTACCTAGTGATACACAAGCTGCAGCAGGTTCTTATGTACAATTAGCTTCTGTAGATACTAATAGTGGAGGAATTTATTTAACTACAAATAATGGTACTTCTTATAATAATTGGGAATTTAAATCTGATGCTACAGTAGTATTTCCAAATAATGCATTAAATGCTGGTACTAATAATATAGATATTAAGAGTAGTGATTGGGCTGGATTATGGTTTCATGGTATAGATACTGTATGGCAAGCAGATATTAACTCAAGTCAAGATAATTATATTTGGACAGATTCTAATGGATCTTATATTCAAAGTTATCGAGGAGCTGATGGTAACAGTGGTCCTGAATGGAATAATCAGTGGAATTTTAGAAATGATGGAATTTTAGAAGCTCCAGGAAGAATATCATTTGGTAATATAAATTTTCAAAGTATTGGTAAAGGTAATGTATCTGCTCATGCAGGTTATTATGGTATATCTTTATATTGTTCAGTAGGTTATGAGTTAAACTGGCAAGAAGGTTATCTTGCAGCTAGACAACCTAATAGTCCTTATGATTTAAGACCAATCTATATAGATTCTTTAATGGAATATTCTTCAGATTTATCTGGAGATTATACTAATAGAAGTCTTGTAGATAAAGAATATGTAGATAATCTTATACCTTCAGTTGGTACTTGGGCTGGATTAAATTATCCTACATGGACTTCAGGTACTCCATTTGTTAAAATGGATGCTGCTGGTTCTTTTATTCTTGATAATAATACATATTTAACATCTGCTGTTACAAGTGTTGGATTAACTATGCCTGCTGCTTTTACTGTAACAAATACTCCAATTACTTCAAGTGGTGATATAGATGTAAGAGGGGCAGGAACATCTAGTCAATATATTAGAGGAGATGGTTCTTTAGCCACATTTCCAACAACAAGTGGTGGCGGATCTTCTGTTTCTTATTATTTAAATGGTTCTACTAATCCAAGTCCTACTATTACAGGATATAGACAAATGAGTAAAACACCTATTAATGGTGCAGGAACTAATTTTACATTAACAAATACAACAGGATTTGAATTAATAGCTGCATTTGCTACAAATGCAAATGATCCTTCATTATTAAGTATTCCTGCTGGTGCATGGGATATTAATTTTTACTTTGGAGTTAATAACAATAATGGAGCTCCTAAATTTTATGTTGAGTTATTAAAATATGACACAGCAACTACTACATTTACATCTATTGCTTCTAATAGTGCAACACCAGAAAGTATTACAAATGGAACTACTATAGATTTATATACAACATCTATTTCTGTTCCATTAACAACTTTAACAATTACAGACAGACTTGTAATTAAAGTTTATGTAGATACTAGCGGTAATAGAACAGTTACTTTTTATACAGAAGATAATCATTTAGCTCAAATTATAACCACTTTTTCAGCAGGTTTAACTTCATTAAACGGATTAACTGCTCAAGTACAAACATTTGCTACACCTGGAACTACAGGAACAACACCTAATTGGAGTTCAGCAACTTCTATACATACATTAAATATTCCATTAGCTAATGCTACTGGTGTTACTGCTGGTCTTATAAGTAAAGCACAATATGATGTTTTTAATGGTAAACAAGATGCTTTAAATGGAACAGGATTTATTAAAGCATCAGGAACTAGTATATCTTATGATAATAGTACATATATTACTGGTAATCAATCTATTACTCTTACTGGAGATGTAACAGGATCTGGAGCTACAAGTATCTCAACTGCTATTGGTAATAATAAAGTAACTAATGCTATGTTAGCTCAAATAGCTACAGCTACATTTAAAGGAAGAACTACAGCATCAACTGGTAATGTTGAAGATCTTACAGCTACTCAAGCTACAGCTTTATTAGATACTTTTACATCATCATTAAAAGGATTAACTCCTAGTTCAGGTGGTGGTACAACAAATTTTTTAAGAGCAGATGGAACATGGGCTGCTCCATCAAGCGGTAATGTAAATACAATAAGAGTTAGTGGAGCAAATGTAACAACTACGTCTACTTCAGGTTCTACAATAACAGGATTAACTATAACACCAACAGCAAATAAAAGTTATGAGTTTTGGGGTTTTTTAATATTTTCAAACACTACTGTTGGAGGTACAAAATTTGGAATAGTTACTACTAGTAATAGTATTCAATTAAATGTAATAGGAGCAAGTACAGGAGGTACTTTTGCAACAGCTTATACTACAAGTCAATCATTAACAGGTCAATCATTTGGTAATGCTACTACTTATTCTACTTATGTTTTTGGTAAAATTGTTGTAGGCGCAAATACTAATGCTATAAACTTTCAATTTGGCGTAGGTGTAGGTGGGACAAGTACTATTTTTGATGGTTCATGGATTAAATATCAAGAAATATGATAACAGTAAATAATATAAACGGTAGTCCTGAGTTTATACCTGAAACGTATAAACAACAGCACTTTGATGGTAACTATTTTTATTTTTTAAAAACAAATGAAGAAGTAACTTTATTTCAATCTTTAAAAATACCTATAGTAGTTAATGGTGAATTTGTTGAAGGATCTACTCAACAAGATTTAATACAAGAACAAATAGATGCTGAGTATATTTTATATCTTAAAAGACAAAAAGATGGTCAAGATTATCATTTAAGAATTTGTGCTGAACTAAGAATAATGAAACTTAATGGTAGTATTAATCAATCTCAATATGATGTTATATACACTATTTTAGGACCTACTAGAAATGAAGTAGTAACTGGTAACTGGCTTAGTGGATTAAAAGAACTTGAAAAAGTACAGTCATCTTTAAGTCGTACTTTATATGATAGACTACATTTAGATATTAGTACATATATATCAGAAAACTATTAAAATGGAATTCCTAGGTCTATTTTTATTTCAATTAACAATAGTTCTATTAGTTTTAATAGAATGGATTAACTTTTTTGTTGTACTATTTGATAAAAATACATCAATAAAAGGATATTGGAGATCTGCTGCTATAGATATAGATAAATTTGGTAATAGACATTTTAGAGCTTTATTTAATAAAACATTTATAAAATCTAATGGATATAAATTTGGTAATATAGAAGAAACAATTAGTGCAGTTTTAGGTTGGAATATTAAAAATAATACTTTAACTTTAGCGGGAAAAATTTTAGTATTTATATTAACAGAAAAACATTGCTTAAATAGTATAGAATGAAAACAATAATTAAATGGTCAAATGCCTTTATAGGTACAATTTTAGGAGCTTCACTTAATGAAGTATTCAACCACACAGGTCCACTAAGTATTTTAGCAATAAGTGGAGTATGTGGATTAGCACTAATAATATTAAATCAAAATGAAAGTTAATATGACAGAGCATCACAATCTACTAGCAGATTACCCTATACTAGGATTCATATCAACTTTAGCAATTTATGGATTTAATCATTTAACTATTACTAGTTTTCCAGATTTACCTATAGAAATTATACATTGGTTAGACGGACTTAGTAAGCTAGCAATAACAATTACAGCTGCTTTAACAATGATTAGTTGGTATAAGAAAAATAGAAATAAAAAATGATAGCATTAAATATATTTTTAATTTTATTAGCAAGCACATCTGATGCTATAATGGATACTATTAGTAGCCATTTTCCAACAAGTGTTTTTAGTAATTCTTCTAATTGGAAGATTGTTAAAAGTTGGTCTAATGTTAGAAAATTAAAACTATATAAATGGCTTAATCCTTATTATAGTTGGAAAAATAAATGGTTATTAATAAATAATCAATTAGTTTTTAACAATAAAAAATACTGGTATTATTTATGGATATATAAACCTAAATACAAAGAGAAATTCCCATATAGTTCTACTATATTGGTAAGATTTACAGATTTATGGCATACTTGTAATTCTATTCAACTAACTTGTTTAATAACTTTTGGGTTATTAAATCCTATTATTTTTGTATTTAATAATTTTTATTTATCTTTGTTAATAAATTATCTAGTGTATATGTTAATTTATACTATAAATTTTGAAATTTGGCATAAGTATATATTAATAAAAAATGAAAAAAATAACTAAAGAAGAGTTTATTAAAAAAGCTATTGATATACATGGTAATCAATATAACTACGATGAAGTAAATTATATAAATAGTTTTACTAATATAAAAATATTATGTAAAAAGCATAATACTTATTTTTATCCAAAACCTAATAATCATCTACATAAAAATAAACCAACTGGTTGTCCTATATGTAGCTATGAATTAAGAAGTAATCAATGTAAAACATCGTTAGAGAATTTTATAAATAAAGCTAATCAAATACATAATTATAAATATAATTATTCTCAAGTAAATTATTTAACTGCAAGAAAAAATGTAATTATAATATGTCCTTTACATGGTAAATTTAATCAAGTTCCAGATACTCATTTATCGGGTTCCGAATGTAAAAAATGTGGATTAAATAAAATAAAAAAATATCATGAAGAGAATCCAATAGGTTGGACAATTACTAATTGGAAACAATCAGCATTAAAATCTAAAAATTTTGACTCTTTTAAAATATACATAATTAAATGTTTTAATGAATTTGAAACATTTATTAAAATAGGAAGAACTTACTCTACTATAAATCAAAGGTTTAATAATAAATATTTACTTCCATATAATTATAAAATTTTATATTATATTTCTGGAGATGCTGAAACCATTTTCAAATATGAAAATAAATTAAAAAATTACAATAAACAATTTAAATATATTCCTAAATTAGAATTTGGAGGCAGATTTGAATGCTTTAAAGAAGTAGAACTTATTTAAATGACTATAAACTAATTAAAAAGAAACTATGGATCAAGTAACACTTAATAGAATAAATACTTCTCATCCTAAATTAAGGAAAGAATTATTTCAGATTTATAATGAAATATGTTCTGTATTAGGACAAAAATCAGGTTGCAGATTTTCTTATGTACTTAGAACTAAAGCTGAACAAGATGAGTTATATGCTCAAGGAAGAACTAAACCAGGTAAAATAGTTACTTGGGCCAAAGGATTAGAATCTTACCATAATTTTGGTTTAGCAGTAGATATTGTTTTACTTGGGGACTTTAATGGTGATGGTATTAAAGAAGTATCTTGGGATACTTTAAAAGATTTTGATGGAGATCATGTTTCTGATTGGCGAGAAATAGTAAATATTTTTATTAAATATGGCTGGACTTGGGGAGGAAATTGGAATAAACCTAAAACTGATAATCCTCATTTTCAAAAAACATTTGGTAAGTCAATTAAAGATTTACAAGAAATCATAAAATATGATCAAACTATACTTGATAATAATTACAAATATCCTATTATATGAAAATAAAAAGAAAAAACTTTAAAACTGTTCAAATTATATTAAGATTAATTAAAGCTTTCTCCGGTGCTATTGGAGCAACTTTTGTAATTACAGATTATAAATGGACAGGTTTAATAATTATAGCTGTGGGAGCTATAGCAAATGAAGGTTTAACAATAATAAAAGAAGAAGATGAAGAAATTAATAATACTATTACTGGTCCTAGTATCATGCAGTCCAATCAAGAAACTGGAGACAGCTGTTAAAAAAGTAGGAGTTAAAGAATCTATAGAACATTTAACTGAAAAGTATCCTGAATATTTTGCTATAAAATACCAGGATGTTGTTATATTTCAAACAGATACAGTATTTGTACAACCTAAAGATGGTACTATAGTTAGTACTATTATACATGATACTATCTTTTTTAAAGATGAAAATATAGATATTAAAGTAAATAAAAATACAGGTAAAGGAACTTATAAATTACCAAAAGATACTATTTATAAACGTGATACTATCAGATTAACTGTAGCTAGTAAATGTCCTGAAGTATTTATACAACAAAATAAGATTAAAGAATTAGAATTAAAACATTTAAAGTACAAAAATAAAATTACTTGGACTATTGTAATATTAAGTTTTTTATTATCTTTGTCAATTGTATATTTTATCTTTAAAATTCTGAAATAATGAACGGAGAAATTACACCATCTTTAAATGAATTAACTTTTGCTTGTATGAATACTATTAGAGCTAAATCTAATAGTAATGATCCTATTAGTACTAGACTAATAGAATTTCATATTAAAAACGCAAGATCTTTTTTAATTAGACAAGATTCTAATAAAAGCTATGTACCAGATACTAATATTGTACAAAGATTAGTTACTGATGTTATTAAAGTAGACTCTGCAGATAGTTGTGTAATTAACAGTGGTTGTTATACATTTAGAACTAAAGTTAAAATACCTTCTATTATAGAAACTAGTCATAGTCAATTATTAACTAGAATAGGTCCAGTAGATTTAAAGTCTAAACCATTTAGTTTAATCCCTATTGCTAGAGTACCATTTGTATCTTTTAATAGATTTAATACTAATCAAATATTTGCTTATTTAGATAACGGTTATATATTTTTTATTAGTAAAAGTTTAATATTATTAAAGAAAATAACTGTATCAGCTGTATTTGAAGATCCTGAATTGTTAGCTAATTTTGCTTGTGGAGATGATAAATGCTATTCTAAAGATAGTGCTTTCCCTATTAAACATAGTATGGTAAATGCTATTAAAGATATAGTAATTAAAAATTATTTAAATGAAACTGGTCAAGCATTTATGGATTTAAGTAATGATGCTAAACCTAACTTTGAACCTAATAGAGTAAATGGATAAGAGAGTTCATAAAGTACATACTGATAAAGGAGTTTTTGACGCTTATAAATTCTATAAAGAAAATGTAGTTCAAAAAGGTAGTTATAAATTAACTAGAACTCAATTTAGTCAGGTATTAAAGAAATATTATACCGCTAGATTATTAGCAGTAATTTATGAAAACAGGTCATTAAAAATAGGTAGAGCAGGAGAAATAAAAATCATGAAATACAAGCATGAGCCTAAGATAGATAAAAACGGTAAATTAAAATATACAATTATAGATTGGAAAAAAACTAAAGAATTAGGTAAACAAGTATTAAATTTTAATGAACATTCAGATGGATATTTATTTAAGTTTAAATGGATTAAAAAATTACCTTTTAAAAACAAAGCTTTATACAGATTTAAAGTTAGTAGAGATATAGGAAGAGCTTTACCAAAAGCTTTAAAAAAAAATAAAAATTTAAATTTCGAGGAATATGGTAGGAGATAAATATATAAGCAGTTATCAAATTATAGATAAGTTAATCGCAGATGCTGATTATACTCAAGCTGATTTTAATGAAATTGATTTAATTACCTGGATAGGAGATTGTTTAGACTTTATTAAAGCTCCTAATCAATTAAAACCTCTTATTACAATAATTAATGTAAAAAATAACAAAGGTGCTTTACCTTGTAATTATTATGAAAGAATTCAATTAGCTGGTTTAACTTCTGCCGGAATACAGTTTCCAATGAGAGAAACTACAGGAACTTTTCATCCTTTATTTACAGCTCCAACATCTGCTGGTCAAACACAGGTATTAGATATGCCTATTTATACAGATGCTAATGGTAATCCAGCTTTTAACTTTAATAATGCAAGTAATGTATCTTTTAACTTTGCTAATATAGCTGGTAATACATCTTTATCAACTAATGATGCTTTAGGTACTTACAAAGTAAATGATAACTATATATTTACTAATTTTGATACTGGAAGATTATTGTTAGCTTATTATGCTTTTCCTTGTGATGATCAAGGTTATCCTTTAATACCAGATGAAGTAAGTTACAGAGAAGCTGTATATTCTCATCTAAGATGGAAACTAGATTATAAGCTTTGGAGAAAAGGTAAAATAGCTGATAAAGTATATCAAGATTCAGCTAGAGAAAGAGATTGGTATATAGCTCAAGCTCAAGGTAAATCAGTTAATGCTCACAATATAGATACTTTAGAATCATGGAAAAATCAAACTTTACAATGGATTCCTAGAGTTAATGCACACGATAACTTCTTTAATTCATTAGGCCAAGCATCTCAAATGACTTTTGGAAATAGAAATATTATTAATGGTAATTCAACCACAGTAAGATAATGGCTCAAACTAAAAATACTTTTACTAAGTTAAATCAAGATTTAGCTAAAAATAAAATATCACAAGAATTATATTTTGATGCTTTAAATGTAAGGTTAATTACAGATGAAGGTTCTTCTTCTGGAGCAATAGAAAATACTAAAGGTACTAAGATTGCTTTTAAATTACCTGATTTAACATCAGCTACTTATGAATTTCAAAGTCAATATGGTAGTATAACTGTACCTGCATTGACTAATTTAACTATTATAGGTTGGTGTAATGTAAACAATAAAATTGTTTTATTTACTAAAAGTTATGCAAATATTAAAACTGTATATAATCAAATCTGGATGTTTGAGTTTAATGAAACTACAGATGAGATTGTAGGTTTAAATAATGGTTATTTAGTTCAATCTGTACATTTAAGATACAATAGAAAGTTAGGTATTACTAATAAAGTTAAATGCTTTGGTATTCAAGAATCTACTAAATTTTTAAGAGTTTATTGGACTGATACTATAAATAGTTTAATGTCAATTAATTTAGCTAATCCTAATTCATTAAATATACCACAAAGAACTTTACCTATTAACAGTAATGTTGATATGACTATACCTACAGTAGAAGAATTAGGTTTAGGTAATTTACCTAATGGTTGTATTCAATATTTTTATAGGTTAATACATAAAGACGGAGCTATAACTAATTTTAGTCCTTTATCTAATTTATTCCAATTAAATAATGGTAATGAAGAAGGTGAGTGGAAGGATTATCCAGCTATTGTTCTTGATAGATATAATGATAAATCAGAAGCTGAAAATCAAGAAAGATTAGATGCAACTTCTGAAAATGGTTGTATGATTAAATTTGATAATGTAGATAAAGATTATGATTATATTCAAATAGGTTATGTACATTGGAAATTTAAAGATTCTCCTACTTTCTATTTATTAGATATGGAACCTTTACAAGTAGATAATACTACAAAAGATAAATCATTTACTTATTATCATGATGGTTCTGAAACTAAATCTTCTATTACACAAGAAGAATTTAATAAACTAGTTACTGTATGGGATAATTGTTATACTTTAGAAACTAAAGATAATATACTTTATGTAGCTAATACTAAAGGCTCTCAATTTGATATTGATAGATTAGCAGATGAATTAAGACAACAAAGGTGGGATGCTAGAGCTTATAGATTTGACAACAATAGAGTTTGTAATATTTATAAAGCTAACGGTGATTTAGAAGCTCAATTTAGCTATCCACAATTTCCAGATGTTACAACTGAATATAGTTATGATGCTATTAATCCTGATACTTCTGAACATGAAGATAATCCTATAAATTATGATAACAGTTATAAATATAACCCATCATTTTCAAGTTCAGCAGGATACAGATATGGAGGAGTAGGTCCAAATGTAAACTATATATTTACTAATAATTCAATGGTAGTAGATACTGATGTACCTATTACTACACCTTCTTTTTATGCTACTTTACAAGGGATAGGATCGATGGGAGGGATATTCATAAGCAACAAAGAAACAGTACCATTAGGATTACCATTAACTAAATTACCTAGAGCTACAGCAAGTAATATACCTATTCCTGTAGGAGCTATTGGTTCTACAACAGACAGACAAGATAAATCTTGGTCTGATTTTAAAAATCCTTATTTAGCTAGTAAGATAGCTACTCATCAACATGGAGAAACTTATAGATATTGGATTACATTTTACAATAAAAAAAATCAACCATCATTTGCTAAATGGATAGCTGATATTAAAACACCTGAATTTAATGATTCTGATATAGCAGCTACTTACAAGTTAAGTGATTTTTATGGTAATACAATGACTGTTGATACTATGGGTATAGAATTTAAAATATCTATACCAACTTGGTTAGCGCAGAATATTAGTGGATTTTCTATAGGTAGAACTGAAAGACAAGAAGAAGATAAAACTAGATTAGGTACTGGTATTACCGGTAGATTTTATAAACAAGAAACTGAGCAATTAACTTTTGAAGGTTTTAAAAATGCTTTAATGGGATTAGCTTTTGAGTTTTTAATTAATTCAACTAATAATGCTTCAGGTTTATTAGGATTAGGTTCAGCTCTTAGTAATGTTGTAAATGATTTTATAGATGAAACTTTTAAAAACTTTAGAAAATCTGTAGAAAGAAAACTTACTGAAAATTTAACTGAAGAAAATTTACGACAAATAATTAAAGGTATTTTTGATCATGCTACAACTGGAGGCAGCGGACTTAATATTTTACCTGCTTTTAAAATCTTTGGCCCTTTAATAGAGCCATTAGTTGAAAACTTAGTAGTTAACATGTTAGAGATTGTTAAATATAAAATAGGTTGGATTGATGAAAAAATGTATTCTTTAGGCACTAGTTGGGGAGATTATAATTATCACGATAAAGCAATTTATTCTATATTCCCAGCTCAACAGTTTGATAAATATAATTATAAAACAGGTGATTATATTACATGTGTTCAAAAATTTAATTTACTTTATGATTATACTAATAATTTCTTTTTACAAGATAAGTTAGTAGATTGTATCCATGAATATACTAATACTGGTTTATTAAACAGGACTAATAGTTCTTCTATTTTAAGAAAATGGTATAGAGGAAATATATTAAGACCTAGTACTGGAGGATTAAGAACTAAATATGCTATTGATAAAGAATTAAGTTTTGATGAAGGAGAAATTCTTAAATCTAATTTTGTAGATAATACTACTGGAACTTTTACTAACTCTTATGTGGGTTATATGGAGAGGTATGATTATGTTAATAGATATTTAGGAGAAGGAGCTATTCCTGATACTGTTACTGGAGATGCTAGAAAACTTGCTTTAAATGCTATTAAACCTTTATCTCAAAAAAAGAAAGTATTAGGTTTAGGAGATCGTAAACATATATTAGTATTAGATAGTGCTTTTATAGCTCCTAATTTTGATGCAGTTATGATAGATGGTCAAAATACATTAGGTAAGGTTGATCAAGATAATTCTTTTAATGTTAACAAAGCTTTAATTTGTACTAACATCGGATCCTGGGGAGACGGATCAGAATTCTTTAGAAGTAGTGCTGTATTTACAGCTCATTTAGATCCAGAAGATGATAGTAATAGACTTTATTATGAAGGTAATAATATTAGTAAACCTAGATTAATAGATACTGATGGTGATTGTATTATATCTTATAATAGAGTAGTAAATAAACAGTATGGAGGAAATTCTATTGCTGAAAGAAATAATAATACTGTAATAGAATTATCATTTGTTAAAACTACTGATACAGCTAATGTTTATACAACTAATCCTATAGGAGATAGTTATGTAGGTTTATATGCAGCTGTTAATTATAACTATTACTTTGAACAGTTTGGTCCTTATGAACCAGCTAATAAAACTAAGAAAGCTATGATTGAAATCTTTCCTACAGAGCAATCATTTAACTTTAATCTTAGAGAAGGTAGGCATGTATTTAATAGTTTATCTACAGCTGATTTAGATACTACAGAACAAAAAACTAAACGCTTAGTTAGAAGGGCTAAAAGAAAGGCTAGAAGATTTGGTATAAATGAACAATCTTTAACTAATTTTGTATTACCTAAAAGGTTTATATTTGATGAGTTTAAATTTGATGATGTATATACTCAAGAAAAAAATGCTAAAATCTTAGTACCTAAACCTATTATAAATACATTTGTTGATACTAATACTAATAGGATATGGAAATCTAAACCTAAACAGAATGGAGAATTAATAGATTCATTTAGAGAGTTTAAAGTTTTAGATTATTTAGATGTTGAAGCTAACAGAGGTCCAATTAGAGATTTAGTAAACTTTAAAGGACAGTTAATATTTCTACAAGATACTGGTATAGGTATTGCAACTACTAATGAGAAATCATCTGCTGCAACATCAAATGGTACATTTGCATTAATTAGTTCTACACCTTTATCTAGGTATGATTATTTATCTAAAGAGTCTGGAACTAATCAAAGATTTAGTACTGTTATTACAGATAGCTTTTTTAGTTATTTTGATACTAATAAAAAGAAATTAATAAAATTTGGTGAAGGTTTAGAACCTTTATCAGATGTTGAAGGATTATCAGGTTATTTTAGAACTCGTATTAACTCACAGTATTATACACAAGATGATATTATTGTAGGAGGATATTTCCCTGAATACAATACATTGTTTTATACTTTTAATAATATTGAATCTCCATTTACTATATCTTATAACTTATTACAACAAGGATTTGAAAGTTTTCATAGTATTCAACCAGAGTTATATTTAAAGTTAAATAATAGATTATTAATTGCTAATGAAGGTCAAGGTTATCAAGTGTTTAAAGGAGAAAGAGGATTTTTTTATGATATATATCAACCTAGTTATATAACTGTTGTAACTAATGAAAATTCAAATAAATTTAAAATATTTGATAATATCTCTTTTTTTAGCGAAGTTTACGACTCAAATAATGTAAACTTGACTAATCAATCTATAAATAAAATACAATGTTCAAATGATTATCAAGATACTGGTGAAGTATCTCTGACTGTAAGTAATTACTCTTTATATACTGATCCTACAAATAAGATTAAAAGGTTTGATAGAGAATGGAAATTAGATGTTCCTAGAGATATTAATACTCCAGCTTATACTTCTATTCAAGCTAGAATGAAAGATTATTATTTAAAGACTAAATTAATCTTTAATAATAATAATAATAAGAAGTTTATACTTCAAGATATATTAACAACTTATAGAATTAACTAATGGCTGGTACTAGAAAAAAAGTTTATACTGATAAATTAGAATTTGATAGAGCTAATCAAGCTTATAATGATAGTTTAAAATATTCTCAACGAGGATTAGAACCAGACATGGATTTTTATATTGATACAGCAAAAACAAATAGAATAAATAGATTAGGTGCTGATTTTTATACATTTCCAATAACAAAAAAATTAAAACAATTTTACATAGATAATGGGGTTACTAATCCTTCACCTTCTTTGTTTAGACTAAATGGTAATTTTTATACAGAAGATGAAGTTAAAGCATTAAGAAATAAAGGAGGTTTGGATGAAAATGAAGATTATTCAGGAAATCCAAGATATATAAAACCAACAACAGAACCTGTATATAAAGAATTAAAATCTTTTCAAAATTCACCTTATTTTCAAAAATATACAGCAGCAAAAGCATTACAATTACAGAATAAACCTAGTGGTTATGTAAATGAAGGTAACAAACAAGGTAGAGTAGAATTAAAAACTGAGGGAGGTTGGTTAGATAAATTTGAAGATGGAGGTTTATTAAATGAACCAACTGAACCTCAAATATTACCTAAAGATAGTGTTCAATATAATAATGCATATAACGCTCCTTCAAATCAAGGTAGAGTAGGTTTTACTACAGAAAAAGATTATCTTAATAATTGGTTTAGTAGTCAGAGATTTAAAAATAAAATAGGAACAGCTGATCCTAATAGTGTTAGTAATGAAGCTGTTAATAAAGTTAAAACTTCTAAATTATTTTATAATCCTAATGATACTAAAAGTTCTATTGAGAATTATGTAGATATGCATACCAATACTAGTAAGCGTGATAAAAAAGAATTATTAAAACATAAAGCTGTTGGTAAAAGTTATAAAGATAGTAACGATGCTATTATTACTAAAGTAGAAGGTCAAAATAATCCTAATAGTATTTCAATACATGAATTAACTCATTTAACTGGTTTAGATGAATTAAATAGAAATAAATTTAAAGGTACTTTATATCAAAATAAATATGGTAATACTGTTCCTTTTAATAGAGGAGAAGCTTATCCTTCTTTAATGCAATTTAGATATGATAATAACTTTAAACCTGATCAGGTAATTACTCCTGAAGATATGATAAATATTAGGAATAAAGGATATAGAAATATATTAGATAATAAATATACAGATGATGAAATATTAAACTATCTTAATACTGTAGCTGATAATTCTAAAGCTAATCCTAATCAAATGGCTAAAGGTGGACTACTTAAAAGAGCTGATGGTTCTTATTCTAGACCAGGACTTTGGGATAATATCAGAGCTAATAAAGGTTCAGGTAAAGCTCCTACTAAACAAATGCTAGAACAAGAAAGAAAGATTAAAAATAAATATGAAGAAGGTGGTGAAGTAGATACAGCTGTTCAAGATAATACTGCAGTTAAGGTACAAAAACCTAATTATAAAATAGCTACAACACCACAAGAAATATTTTTACATGATCGTAATAAAAGATTAAAAGAATTAGCAGATAACCCTCAATCTTATAATGTAAAAAATGACTATATTAAATTAGGAATTAATGAGCCAGGTTTAGAAAAACCTGTAATAGATCCTATTGATTTAGTAGGTACAGGTGTTTATAAAGGATTAGCTAAAGCATTAGGAGCTAAAGAAGTAGTTCAAGGAGCTAAAGGTTTAGTAAGTGATGCTGTTAAATATGCTGAGAAAAAAAGTGTTAAACCTATAACTCCAAGTTCTACTAATGTACAACAAGCAGGATTTATTAATACTAAAGGAGCTTTTCAAAAATATCCTAAAGGAAAATTAACTCAAGAAGAAATAGATACATTTAAAAATTCTGATTTTTATAAACAAGTTGAAAAAGAACATTTAGAATTAAAAAATAAATATGGTGATAATTGGACGTTACCTAATTATGCAGAAACTAGTTTGCAAGAAGCAATTGCAACTGGTAATAGAAGTAAAATAAACCCTATATTATATGGAGGTAAAAATTGGAGCGCTGCTGATTATATATTAGCAGGAGTTATAGGAACAGCATATCCTGGTGTAGCATCTTTATACGGTTTAGTTGCAGCACCTCCTGCTGTTAGAAGTAAAGTATTAAAAAATATAGGTATACAAGGAGTACCTGGTGGTTTAAGTTCTAGAGATACTATTATTGATTTGACTAATAGAAATATGGATTTTGCTAAAGTTAATCAAACAAAAGATGGTCAAGTTATTTTAGGTGGAGAGTTTATAGAAGATATTAATAATACAGTAAGAAAATCTAAAGATTGGTTAACTGCTACAGATACATATTCTGATAAAGAGTATCCATCAAAAGATGTACAATCATTTTATGGTGTTGAAAATGGTAAATTTAAAGTAGGAAAAGCATCAGATTTTAATCCTGAAACAGAAATAGTACCAAGAAGATTTGGTGCTATTAATATTAATAAAGCTGTAATGAATAATAAAGAAATGAGATTATTAGATAAAGACGGAAATCCTATTTATCAAAATACACCTAATACAGGTAAATTTATTCTTTATTCTCCTTCTACAGGGAAAACTCAATTTACATATATTAATACAGGTAAAAGTGGTGTTGATAAAGTAAATAATTTTTTAAAGAAAAATAAAGATGCTCAATATATCCATTTAGATAATGGTAGATATGAGTATTATGGAATAAATCCAGAAGGACTTACTGAACAAGATTTTAAAAATTATTATGAACAAGATTTAAAAAGAGAAGGTAATCCTGGATATAATTTAATACTTAAATCAAACGGTGGTTGGTTAGATAACTTAAAATAAATAATAATATGACAAAGAACGAAATACTTAAAAAACATGGTTTAACAGAGCAGGAGTTTTATGCTAAATACCCTACTCAAGAATCATATATGCAAGAGTTTGGTGAAGGTGGTACTATCCATATTAAACCAGAGAATAAAGGTAAGTTTACAGCTTATAAACAAAGAACAGGTAAGACTACAGAAGAAGCTTTACATAGTCCTAATGCTCATGTAAGACAAATGGCTAACTTTGCAAGAAATGCAGCTAAGTGGAAACATGAAAAAGGTGGAGTTGTAGATAATATTCAATTAGGTTTAGATGCAGCTCAATTTATACCTGGTATTGGAGAAGCTGCTTATTTAGCTAGTTTACCTTTTACCACTTATGATGTAGCCAAAAATCTTTATAATACGAATTATAAACAAGCGGGTATGGATGCTTTAGGTTATATACCCGGATTAAAAGCATTTAAATATGGAGTAAAAGGAAACAAAATACTTGATACTACTAGTAAGTTAGCTAAACAATATAAAAAAGTAAATAATGTAGTCAATGGAGTTAATCTGACAAATGATGCTAGAAAAAAAGCAGATGGTGGTATGATGAAGTCAAGTAGAATAACTCCTGAAATTACTAGACTAGATAATGGTGGACAAATGAATTATTATAACAATCAGATTAATAAAGAAAATGCTTTAGCTACAGGATTACTTCAAACAGGACTAGGATTAGCTGGTACAGCAATTGGAGGTCCAGCTGGAGGTATGGTAGGTAGTTCATTAGGTTCTGCAGTTGGTGGATTATTTGAACAAGGAGGTCCACTTACTAAATATAATGGATTAAAACATTCAGAAGGAGGTATTGCTTTAGGTAATACAGGTAACGAAGTTGAAGATAAAGAAACTAGAATAGGAGATTTTATTTTTTCTGAAAAACTAAAAGCTAATAAAAATACATCATTTGCAGATATGAGTAAAAAGATTGAAAAACAAACTGTAGGTAGAAGAGATAATGATAAAATATCTAAAACTACTTTTGATAGAAAAATAGGAGCTTTAGCTGAAAAACAAGAAGCTAGTAAAGCTGTTAATGGTATGTCAAATACTACAAATAAGTTTGAAGGAGGTACTAATAATTTAAGTGGTAAAAATCCTTACTCAAATCCTTACAGAGATAATAGTTATTTACAACCTTATACTTATAATAGTAAACCTTCATTTATGAATATACCAAGTAGTATAAATACTCCGGTAGAACAACCTAATAATTCAAGATTTAATTTTGAACCTATAGAACCTAAAAATCCTATACTTATTATGGATAAAGCTCTTGTTAATCCTAATTTTACACCTAAACCTTTAAATCGTATTATGCCTAACAGTATTCAAAATCCTGGTTTAGGTAAAATGCCTAATTATTCTCCATTAAACCCAGATGGATCTTTGTCAGTAAAAAGACCTTTTAAAAATATGCCTGGTAATAAATTATATTATAACTTTAATAATAAAGAGTATAATCCAGAATCTAAATATATAGAACCTATTACAAAAAATCCTGCTACAAAAGATAAAAAACAAATGGATTTATCTTGGTTAAATCCTGCTTTACAAATGGGTCTATCTTCATTAGGTAATTACAAACCTTTGACTGTTAAAAACTATCAAATGAAACCAGACTTGTTAGATAGTACTCAAGCTAAGAAAGAAAACAGAGATGCTTTTTCTGGATTAAATTCAGACTTAGCTACAAGTGGATTAACTGGTGGACAATATTTAGCTAGTAGAATGGGATCTGCAGCTCAACAAGCAGGTGAAAATGCTAAAATTGATAATGTTTATAGAACAGCTAATGTTGGTATTAAAAATCAATTTAAGCAAATGAATACTGCTACTGATAAAGAAGTTCAAGAATTAAATGCTAGAGAAATTGATGCAAGTAAAACAGCTAAACAATTTAGAAATCAAAATATTGCTTCAGCTCTTGGACAAGCTAGACAAGATAAAATAAGTGAATTAAAAGTATTAAATCCTGATTATGAGTGGACTACAGATAGATTTGGAAGAAAGATCAATCAACGTAGAATTCCTGGTACACAAACTGAAACTCCTAATTATGCAAGTCAAAATCCTTTTAATAATAGTACAAATACTACTACAAATACTACTACTACTACTGTAAAAGAAACTCCAGCTAGCGAAACTAAAAAATCAACTAGTCCTGCTAATCCTCCAACTGTAACTGCCTCAACTACTACAACTACTACTGGAGCAACAAAAAAGAAACCAAAAAACAACAAAACAAAAGGAAGATAAAAAAAATAAATAGTAATAAATTATTTAAAAAAAATAAGTAATTTGTTACTTTAAATTAATTAATATATATTTGCACAAACAATGAGATACTTTCAACCTAAAGAATATCAATATGTAAGTCAATATACTCCAGCTATGATGGAGTTAGACTATAGAAAAGGGCAAGAACTTCTTAAACAAGAAGATGCTTTTAGTAAAGATTTATTTGATGCTAGTAATAATTATATAATTAGAAATCCAGGACATTTATCTAAACAAGAAGATGTAGATAAAGCTAATAATTTTTTTAAATCTAACTTAGATAAAATATCAACTGAAGTTAATTCAGGTAAATTAAATGCTAGAGAAGGAGTTAATAGAATTAAACAATTATCTGATTTTTATAAAACTGATAAATCAGTACAAGGTTTATTAATGGATAGTCAAGCTACTTGGGGAGAAAAAGGTTTTGAAGCTCAAAGAAGTACTGGTAAACTCAAACAAGGAGTAGGAGCATTTGGGCCTCAAGGTAGACCTGGATCTGTTTATATTGATGAAAGTAATAATTTACATGTAGAAAAAGCTGATGCTTCTCAATTAAAAGATTTAGTAGGTGCAGGTGCTTATGGAGTTGAAATTCCTAAAAATGCTTTAGAAAAATATAAAGAGTTTTATAGTTATATTAAACCAGAAACTATTGCACAAGAAATTGAAAGACCTGGATTTAGTATTAATAAAGACGGTCAAAATTATGTTTATTCTACAAATAAAGGATCTTTTACTAGAGAAGAAGTTACTAGACAAGCTTTAAGAAATTTAGCTACTCCTTTTGTAAATGCTAATATGGAAACTAATCCTGACTATGAATGGGATAGAAGAATAAATATGACAGATGTTTATGGATTTGATGCAGCTAAAGAAAAAGAAATTGATAGAGTAGTTGATAGTTTCCCTGGTTATTATAAAAAAGAAGAAACTAAAGATGAGGCTACAATTAATCCTTTTGGATCTACTTCTAGTGAGGCTGATAAAAAGAAGAGAGAAATAAGAACACCTGGAGTACCTAATGCTAATCCTGAAAAAACAATAGGTGTAGATATTAATGACTTTATACAACAAGTTCCTGTTAAATTACCATCTAGTTCTTCATTAACAATGGGTACAGAAAATAATGAAAAATTACAAACTGAGCCTATACAAATTTTTAATTTACCTGAAGATAAAAGAAGAATAGCTTTAGAATATGCTAAACAAAATCCTAAATGGAAAAATATAGTAAAAAATCCTAATAAAAGATATTCTAATTTAGATTCTTTTTATTCAGAAATGAATAATTCTGACTATTTTAAAAATTTACAAAAGCATATTGTAAGATCAAATACTACTGTTACACCTATTAATCCTGGAGCAGATGATTGGAAACAATTATTTGGCGATAATAATACTGTATCTTTAGAAGATTTAACTACTAATAGCAATTTTGCTAATACTAGATTTTACAATTTACAAGATAAAAA